GCCTTCTTGCCCATCAACTCGTCAATGCCCCAGAACTCAGGCCAGAGCGGCTTGTCGTTCAGGATCGCCGGGAACTCAACCACTTCCCACTGATCAGTGCCCTCTTCGCGGGTCATGTGGTCCACGATCTTGCCGGTGAGGTCGGATTTACTCCAACGGGTCATCACCACGATGATCGAACCACCCGGCATCAGTCGCTGGACAGGGCCTGACTGGAACCACTCCCATGCTGGCTCAAATACATCTGCTCGACCTTGCTTAGCATCCTGTTCAGAATGAGGGTCGTCAATAATAAAGAGATCGGCACCACGGCCAGCAAGAGCGCCACCAACGCCAATAGCGAAGTACTCGCCATTAAAATTCGTACCCCATCGAGAAGCAGACTTACTGTCCGCTTGAAGCTCAACCTGCGGGAAAATGTCACGGTAAGACTCCGAACCGACCAAGTTACGCACCCGACGACCGAAGTTCACCGCCAAATCGGCAGTGTGGGACGCCATGATGACCTTTTTCTGCGGGTTTTTGCCTAGGAACCAAGCAGGTGCTAGGTACGAGATCATCTCCGACTTGCCATGCCGAGGGGCGATGTTGACGATGACTCTCTTCTTCCTGCCTGCCTCTATGTCCTCGAATATCTTGGCCAGTTTGTGATGGTGCGGACCCACTTTGTAGCCCGGATACACGTGCTGGATGAAGTCTAGGAACGAATCTTTGCCCAATTTCTGCGTGATCTGGGTCTGATACTGCTTCAAGAGCTCCGCAACACGCCGTTTTTCCTTCTCCGGCATGGTTGGCAGGGCGCTTTTCAGCTTTTCGAGGTTTTTAGGCGTCAGTTGCAGCACTTTTCTCGCCTACAACCCGGTACTCAATGCCATCAAGCACCGACATGAGCTCCTTCTCGACCTCCTCGATGGGCTTGACCACGTGCGTGACCTCGCTTCGCTTCTTGAAAGCGTCTACGCCGTCTACTTCGCCGAGCTTTACTAAGGCATTCAGCCTTGTGCGGTCATCTTTGGCAGTCTCAGCTGACTCAAGCAGCTTGTTGACGACGTAATTTTTGAGCCTTGTCAGGTCATCGACGAGTTCAAAGTCGTACTGGGCCACCATGCCACGAAGCATCGCCATCTGCGGCATAGATAAGGAGGCGTAATCCGGCCTAGTTTTAGGGTTTTCGATCAACTGCCGTGCAATTTTGTGTGCAGCTTTAGCGTCTTCGTCATCAACGAGGATCGGCATGCCGGTCAAGTCACTCAGCAACTGCACCGTACGTGCAGCCATGTCCAGTTCTTCTTGCGGCGACAAGGTCGGCATCGCCTCAGCCATGCTGCGTGGAAGCGGCACCGCTTCTTCTATGTCAGGAACCAAGAAGTCTTCGTTCATTGTGTGAAATATATACGAACTTTTCGTATGGTACCAAATTTGGTACCGGGGGGGTCTATATATAGAGGGGGGTGGGGCCTAGTTGGCAAAAAATGGGCATTGTTTGTGTAAGTCTTAGAGTAATAGTCAGCGCTGGGACTCCTGATTTAGTTCGGGGTATGGGGTACGGGTGGGGTCTCTCCTGTCCCGTTTCCGTCTCGCGTCGTCCGCCATGCCTCGCGTCGTCCGCCATGCCGATAGGCTGGCATGATTCCTGCCTTGCAAAAACTGAGCCACTCGAGTTGACGGGCTGGCATGATTCCTGCCTTGCAAAAACTGAGCCACTCGAGGTCGGCGTAGTCGACTCAGATGGTTCGGTTACCCTGCGATTAATTGTTGACGGACAGGATTAATGCGCCTACAATCTCTCCTGTCGATTCACTAATCAATGAGGTCTGTCATGTCCACTTCTACTCCTTCTATCGTCGAGTGCATCTCCCTCTTCAAGGGCGGCGAGCGTACCGCGTCACGCGGTCTCGACCTGCTTGGGGTTCACTACATCCGCCCGTTAGTCCGCGAGGATGGTACGGTCGACCGCAAGTCCGCTCCGTTTGCCGAAGTGCGCAAGGCCGTCGAAGTCGCGCTGGTCGACGACTTCTCCCGCCACACTCGCGAGGTCGGCGGGTTGATACTTGAACCCAGCGAGACGACGACCGCTAAGGTTCGCGACGCGTTCGCGTTGTCCAAGGGCGTCATGAAGAAACTCAGCAAAACGGATGCGGACTGGATTATCGCGACCGCTGTCAAAAACGCGGTGCGCCGCGACTGGAATCGCATCGTGCGGGCGGTGCTGCCGAAGTCGGACACTGAGGGCGACGCGGGCGACGCGGATGCTGCGCCGGGTGCCGGTACTGCTGCGGGTGACAAGGCGGCCAAGGTTGACGCGACTACGCCTGAGACCGTACTTGCTGCGATTCAGAATTGCGCAGCATCGATGCCGGACGCGTCCAGTCTGGCCGTGTTCATTCAATCGGTGGCCACGCTCGCGAAGCGTTTAGAGTCTGACCGCAAGGCAGGTCGCGCTATCCTGCATTGCGAGTGACCTAACGGACGGGGGCGGCACGAGCCGCCCCTTAGTCTGTCGCGCTCCCCATGCCCTACCGGGTTCCGCCCGGTGGGGTTTTTGCGTTTCTGGCGGTCGCGATCCGAACCACGCCCGTCTAGGTCTCGCTCCGCGAGACCAGTTCCAACATCCCAGAAGCCAGTTCTACGACGCCAGTTCCTAGTCGAGACCAGTTCCCCCTGCCCCAAGCCTCGTGCCATCGCGTTTGAGTAGTCGAATCAGATGATTCGGGTACGGACTTGGTGATACCAGTCCCCCTGCCCCAAGCCTTCAGCCTAGTTGTTCCAGTGTTCCGCAAGGTGTTCCGAGCGTTCAAAGATATTGGAACAACTTTTTGCCATAGATATCATGGAGTTGCGCGTTTTGTTCCAGTGTTCCGCGTTTTTGGCGAGTGAGCCGGGTAAAAAAGTTGCGGATTTGGGGAACGACGCAAGCGGGATCCGGCACCCCCAAAATTTGGAAAAAGTTAGACCGTGCTCTCTCTCTGTTTTGCTGGAACACTGGAACACGCCCATGTTTATTCATACAGTACTATCTTAAATAATATAATAATAATAATAAGATTTTTAATCAGAACAGACACTTACGCCTAGCAACCAAATTGCCTCGCTCAACATCACCCCCCTGATTCCGTTCCATACTATAAGTCCCAGCGGAACATCCTGCGGAACACTGGAACAGATTTTGTCCACCATGCGGACACCGTCCATCGCCACGATTAATCTGCATCGATCCAAAACTCACGCCGTCCCCAAAACCAGTTCCGCCCCTAAAAATTCTTTTCGTTCTGCCTTGACATATACATAAACCTTTGCTATACTATCTTCCACGGTGGGGCATGGCGTTTCGTCATCGCCCTTGGTTGTAACCGAATCAACTGATTCGATTAGGAGGTGTGAGATGGAGACGAAGCGGTACGCAGTTGTGATTTATATGGATGTGGGTGCAAGCGCTAGACCCGCAGCGTGGGATTGGGACGACCTGATTGGTGAAACCTTGCACGAAGTCACGGTTTACGAAGTGACCGACGAAGAGGTGCCGTCGCGTATTCGACTGACGCCCGATGGGCTGGAGGAGGTGTGACATGACTAACGGATACATCATCTACGAGGGTGCGTCACTGCTTGACGGTGCGCCTATCGTGGTCATCGCGACGGGCTTTGCCGCACACAGCACCAACCGCAAGACGGGCGGCATGATTCAGACTTACATCCTGCGACAAGACCTTGACCCGGTATCTGCCGTACGAGACGGAACCGACGCATCTATCTGCGGCGACTGCCCCCATCGGGGCATAGTTGTGGACGGCAAGAACCAAGGCCGTACCTGCTATGTCAATGTGGGACAGGGTGCCTTGGCTGTCTGGAAGGCCTACAAGCGCGGGATGTATCCGCTGTGGAATGGGTACGGTGTCAATGGGCGCATGGTCAGACTTGGCACCTACGGCGACCCTGCCGCAGCCCCTGCTCATGTATGGGAGGCCGTCACTCGCGATGCCTCTGGGCATACCGGATACACGCATCAGTGGCGAGACCCCAACGCCGCCCATCTTCGCTCCCTGTGCATGGCCTCTGCCGATAGCCCAGCGGACGCAGCCCTTGCCCAGAGCATGGGGTGGCGCACCTTCCGTGTCGGTATGTGGGGCGAGACTGAGCGTGACCGTGCAGCACTCAACGAGTCCCTGTGCCCTGCATCCGAACAGGCAGGGAAGAAGTTGACCTGTGACAAGTGCCTTGCGTGCGATGGCGCGGGTACTGCGAAGCGTGGGTCTATCTTCATCCCTGCACATGGCGGTACGGCGGTGATGGCGAATGTAAAGCGCAAGGGCTTGGGCATTGCAGTGGTGGCAGCGTGACTGAGAAACCTTGGTGGGCAGAGCAGGACTCCGACGAGCAATGGATCGCGGAGCAGGTACGCCGCTACGAGGAGGAGCAGTGGGAGGCCGAGCAAGACGCACGCAAGTGGGCAGCCATGCCCGAAGAGCGCGAACTGGCCGCGACGAGGCTATGGGGAATGCCCAAGCAGACTTGACAGATACCATACCTTTTGTTATAGTATTGACCATGAAGTGACGAGTGATAACCGAACCAACTGATTCGTTTAGGAGGACAAGACATGGCTTACAAGAAGTACGCCCGTGAGTGCGACAAGTGCGGCGCGGGTATGAACGAGGGGTACTACATCGAGTGCGGCGAGTACTACTGCTCCGAGGTCTGCCTGTACAAGGAAATCACGCCGAAGGAGTGGGAAGAGTTGTACGCCGACGGCGAGGGCGATTCATGTTGGACGACATGGTACGAAGACCCGGACGAGTACATGGTGGACGAGGATGACCCTGCTCCGAACAAGGTCAGCGTGGAGTTGGCGGATGCTGTGGACTCAACGGGCAAGGTCGATGAGGAGAAAGTCACCAAGTTGCTTGCGGAGGACCTGCGCCGACGATGGTTCGTTGACCCCGACAAGTATGAGTTCGTCAACTGGACTATCACCTGCGATGTTCAGGTCAAAGAGGAGAACAAGGCATGAACGAACAAGAACGGCTCAACCGCATCGCTATCGCTTTGCGTGCGGCGTATGAGTTAGTCGAAGAGAGCAGCGAGGCGCATGGCTACATTGCTGAGGCGTTGGCCTACGCTGATAACGACTTGGCTAGTTTTGACGAGGAGGACAAGGCATGAGCAAGCAACCGCGAACGATCCCCATCAGCCTGAGCATCGACGACTTGGGCGACGGGTTCTATGACGAGGTGTTGGAGGAGTTCAAGCATGTCATCGCCCGTATGGGGTATGACCCGGACAAGTTCTTTTACGACCAATGGCGCATCACTTGCGTAGCAGAGGAGGACAAGGCATGAAAGACCCGACAAGCATGACCGACAAAGAGTTGGCAGTTGCCATAGCCAATCGCATCGTGGACAACCTGTGCGAGGCCGAGACAGCGTTCTCTCACGGGACTGCGTGGACGCTCGAAGAGTGGGTGGTTGACACCTTGCTGAAGGGACATAAGGCCACGCCCCTGTACGAGATGACCCGCGAGGAGTTGTTGGTGTTGTGGATGGAGGACAAGGCATGAACGAGAAGAAGCGAGTGGTGGTCACCATCAGGCGTGGTATCCCCGAAGTCATCGAGGCACCGGACAATATCGATGTCGAAATCTGGGACTACGACACGGACGGAATGCACCCAGACGAGTTGGACGAAGATGACAGCGGTCGTGAATATTTCTTGAGGGAGGGTTGACATGACCAAGACCATGCAACTGCCACCCCGCACCAAGTTGTACGGGTGGGACTACAACACCGACAGGCAACTGCGTATGACGGGCAAGGAGTGGCATGCGTATGCCAAGCGTACCGAGTTCAAGACTGAGCGCGGCTCCGACTCCGCATGGGGCAGCAAGTGCGAGGTCTGGCTAGATGGTACTGATCGCAACCGAGCGTAACCGAACCAACTGATTCGATTAGGAGGTGTGACATGGTGATTGAAGTTGAACAGCGCAATGTGTACGGCAACATCAAGTTCTACCCGATGAACGACACGGCGCAGCGAGTCGCTGCGTTGATGAGGCAGAAGACTTTCGATGCACAGAACCTGCGTGATATCGCCGGTATCGGCATGACCATCGAAGTACAACAACCCGCGCTCGCATGGGCGCTGAAGGAGGTGTGAGATGAGCATCAACATTGAATTGGAAAAGCCCAAGCACATCACATCCATCGCATCGTCGATGGTCTTGGTGAGCGTCGAGGTGCGCCTGTGGACGGGCACTGCATCAGATGAGGAGGTGGCCGACGAGGTCACCGTGGCCAAGCGTGCCGATCATGGCTCTGGCGTGTTCGTCAAGAACCTGTTGGGTCAGTGCCGCAGCCACAAGAAGATCCGGGCACACAGGCAGCGCGTCTACAACTGGGTCAAGGATGTGACCTACCCGTGGGCACCCAAGTGGGGTGCGTTGCCCAACATCGAGGTGCCGAACTTCATGCAGGAGTACGAGCGGCTCAACCGTGAGCGTGCTGGTCTTGTCGAGGCGTTCTTGGCTGAGTACCCGGTCATCGTGAGTGACGCTGCGTTCCGTCTGAGCGGACTCTTCAAGCGCGAGGACTACCCGACCGCCGATGAGTTGCGTGGTCGGTTCGGCATGAACCTGTACACAAGCGAGGTGCCATCAGGTGACTTCCGTAACAAGGTCTGCGACAACCTCGCCGATGACTTGCAGCGGCACTACAACAGGCAAGCCAACGCAGCCATCGAGACTCTTGTCAAGACGCAGGTCGGCAAGTTGGAGAAGGTCATGCGCTCGCTCTCACACTGCTGCGACATGAACACGGTGACCAACGACGACGGCACAACCACGCTCACGCGGCGCAAGTTGCACGAGTCCACGCTCAAGGAGGCGGTCGAGTACTGCGATCTCTTCAGGCAGTTCAACCCGACCGGGGACACGCGGCTTGAGTCGATCCGTGCAGAGTTGGAGCAGGTCTTGCTGACCAAGAACTTCGACGAACTGCGCAAGAGCGACACCGTGCGCACGCAGACCAAGGCCGAGGTGGACAACATCCTGTCCAAGTTCGGGTTCTGATTTGCGTTCTATTATCTTTGTTGTATTATCTATCCACTAGTTTTTTCTTTGAACAAATGAGGTGATGTATGAGTGCTATCAAGTTGCAGAAGCCGCTGTCCATCAACGACGTGGTGCGGCTCATCCACACGGTCGGAGACCGCGTCACGCTGCTCCTCTTGTCGGAGCCGGGCGCAGGCAAGACTTCCTCGCTCACTGCGCTCGCCGTGCGTAACGGTGACAAGTGGCGTAGCCCCGGCGACAACTACCCGACCGACAAGGAGCGGTATGTCTACGTGGACGTGCCGAACACGCGAGACGGGGATCTCTTCATGCGCATGCCAGATAACACCAAGGGCACGCTGCGACAGTTGTTGACCGACCTCATCGATCCGAACGACCCGCGTCCTATCAACATCCTGTTCGATGAGTTGCTGAAGGGGCCGCGCAGCGTCCGTCCGCTCTTCACCCGTACCCTGCTTGAGAAGACACTGGGCGACTACAGGTTGCCCAAGGGTAGCCGTGTGTTCGCGACATCCAACAACGTGTCGGACGGCGTAGGCGACAGCATCGAGGCGCACGTGGCCAACCGTGTCACCCTCGCCCAGATGCGCAAGCCCAAGGTCGAAGAGTGGTGCGTGTGGGGCGAGGCCAACGGCATAAGCCCGACGACCCTTGCCTGTGTGGCGATGAACCCGCGAGTCATGGCGTCCTACACGGACGGCGCGGACGCTGCCAACAACGAGTACATCTTCAATCCACGCACCAACCCGGTGACCTTTGCATCGCCACGCTCCATCGCCAAGGCAGACGCGCTCGTGCGCAACAGCAGCATGTTGGGTGAGGACGCGGTGTTCACTGCCATCGCAGGGACTTGTGGACTGCCGTATGCATCGCTCATCACGACCTTCATCGCACTGCAAGACCAACTCATCCCGCCCAAGCAGGTCATCGCCGATCCGATGGGCGTTACGGTGCCCACTGGGGCAGCACTCTGGCTCTTGATGTTCAACCTCATCCCTGTCATCGAGACGCAGGATGACTTGAATGCGGCGGTGGTCTTCATGCAGCGTGTCCCCTCGCGTGAGATACAGGCGGTGTTCAACACCATGTGCCTCAATAACGAGCGGCTGCTGCCCATCGCGCAGTCGAACGCGACCATCCAGACTTGGATGTTGACCAACAAGAACTACAAGTTGCTGATGGCCTGAACGAGCAAGCAAGGAGGTGACCTATGTCTGACATCGACACAGTGCGAGAAGCGTTGACCCATGCGCATGTGACGCTCATGCGCCACGCCGAGACGTGCGCCTACGCAAGCATCATCACGATGGGCAAGTCCGAGGTGGTCGATGCTCCGATCACTGCGGTGACCAACGGGGTCGATACGCGCTACGGGGTTGAGTTCATGGGCGGGCTCTCCGCCCCTGAGCAACGCTTTGTCGTGCTGCACGAGAACCTGCACAAGTTGCTGCGTCACTGCACCCGGCACCGTGACTACTGGGACGAGGATGCGCAGTGCTGCAACTACGCAGCCGACTATGTGGTCAACGCCATCATCCTTGCCATCAAGGACAAGACGCTCTGCACCATGCCGCGTTGCGGTGGCCTGTACGACTCCAAGTACGAAGGGTGGTCGTTCAGCGAGGTGTACCGTGACCTGCGGCAGGACAAGGAGAAGGGCGGCAGCGGCAAGGGTGACAGCGGCGGTCAGTCGTTCGATGAACACGACACGTCTTTGTCTGACACGATGACCGAAGAGCAGTTGGAGCAGCTCGACCGTGAGATCACGCAGATCGTGCATCAGGCCGGGATACTCGCTGGGAAGTTGAAATCCGACCTGCCCCGTGGCATCACCGACTCGCTCAAGCCGGAGGTGGATTGGGTGCGTGAGATGCAGGACTTCGTCTCTTCACAGTCAAGCCAGAAGGACGATGACTGCACATTCCGCAAATTCGACCGCAAGTACATGGCGTACGACATCATCATGCCGGGCACCATCAGCGAGACGATGGGCGAGGTTGTAGTTGCCATCGATACATCAGGCAGCATCAACGAGGGGGTGCTGTCCAAGTTTGCAAGCGAGATAGCGCACCTCACCAGCCTCGTGAACCCTGAGCAGGTGCGGGTGTTGTGGTGGGACACGATGGTGCATGGCGAGCAGGTGTTCGATGATCGGCACTACGGCAGCATCGCTCAGTTGATGAAGCCCAAGGGCGGTGGCGGCACCCGTGTGCAGTGCGTCAGTGACTACATCGTGGCCAAGAACCTGAAGCCCGACTGCATCCTCGTGCTGACCGATGGCCATGTTGAGTCGCAGTTTGACTGGCGCGTGGCATCGCCTACGCTATGGCTTGTGACTGAGAACAAGCAGTTCGCGCCTCCTGTGGGGCGCATGGTTCAGGTGGCGTAAACGAATCAAGTGATTCGTTTACCAAGTGTTCTTTCAACAATGAGGTGATGTATGGATATGTTTCATCCACAAGTGCCTGCGCATGCACGTGAGTTCGTAAAGGGTGCGCAGTTGTTCAAGTCGTTCAAGCGCATCATCAAGGCGTACCCCATGCTGCGTTGCATAAACGCCGACCCTACGCAACACAAGATCGTGATCGGTACGCAGGACTACCTACACGTTGTGACGCTGCACTACAGTGCTACCGCTCAAGATTACCGGGCTAACACCGCAAACCGCGCAATGCATCACGAGTCTGCTAGCACTGCCGTTGTGTCAAAGCGTGCCAACTACATCGCAACCGCGCTCCTGAAGGCGGGTACTAGCGCGAACAATGCGTTACTCATTGCGTTGCGGGAGGCTGATGCAGATAAGGATATGCGTGAAAGCATCAGCTTATTGATCCGTCCGTGCTACACGCACGTCAGAAATACACTGAACATGCCTTATGGGACCCGCCCCCCCCGCGCCAAGGATGTTATGCAGGATCGGATGATTGAGCAGTTGCTGCGTGCTTATGCTGGGGGTGTGTCATGTGACTCGCTGTCCACCGAACAACGCGAAGCGTTGACGAAACTGCGCGATCATTACGATGCGGCGAAGAACGCTACCGACGCGATCTATGAGCGTGCTATCAACATGTTCAAGCGCGACAAGGTGTTCGTCTCGTATACCCCGAACGGCTACTACGTCGGCATCTACAATGCTGAAGAGGCAACGGCTGTTTACGTAAACGAGTCGACCATGTATGACGAAAAAATACGCATAGTGCGTCCGCTTACGTACTACAAGACGCTTGATGACCTACCCGATGACCTGCGTGATCCGATCTTGGCCAAGTTGACGATGATGTCTGTGGCCACAGCCTCACGCACTTCGGGTTATTACGACCGCAACAAGTTTTTCCCTAACGGCGATCTTATTTTAGAGGGTGCAAACTTCATCTCTGACGTTCGGGGCGCGATGTGTTGGGTCACGTTTGACAGGTAAGTGTCATGCGTCACAGTTACGTATGGGTCTGCATGGACACTGAGGATGAAGGCGTGAAGTACACCGTCAATCTCGAACTGCCTAGATATGGGCAGCCGGTCACAAGGTACTTCAACGACGAAACCCTGCCGAACGAGATCAAATGGAGATTGGGCATGTTGAACGCAAACCCCCGCATACAGGGGGTAGGCGAGAGATATACAGATAAGACATACTTCATCGAGGGGACGGAGGAACTACACAGCCTTCTCCTCGATGGAGCGACATGACACCAGAAGCAAAAGTAAAAGCGAAGGTAAAGAAGATACTGACTGATCTTGGCGCGTACTATGCGATGCCAGTGACCGGGGGTTACGGGAATAGCGGCGTCCCCGATTTTCTGGTTTGTTTACGCGGCAGATTTTATGCGATAGAGTGTAAAGCGAACGGTGGAAAGACCACCGCATTACAGGAAAAGCACCTTGCGGATATTCGTGGCGCAGGGGGCATTAGTTTAATCATCCACGAAGCAAACGTAGAGACCCTACGCAAGGAGTTGGAAAATGTTAAAAGCAAACAAATCGGAGAAGATTCGTAAGTTGCTTGCAAAGAAAGTTGCCCGGCAACAGATCGTCGAGGATCTAAAAGTTTCTCCGCAGTTGGTGTACGCCGTTGCAGTCAATGGCGGCTTCTTAAAGAAGAAGGCCAAGAAAGCTAAAAAGCAGTCTAAGATCATTAAGGCTGTGAAAGAAACGAAGGCAGAGGCGTGGAAGAAGCGTAATCGGTGGTCCGGTGTTAACAAGAGCAAGACTGTGGACGCGAAGTTTGGTAAGCCCAAAATAACGCGCAAAGAATTGCTGAACGAAATTAATCCGGGACTAAACGCCCTGTTCGGTCTAGAGTACAAAAAGCCCGACCTTGTGAATCATCCACCGCACTACAAGGCCGGTGGCATCGAGACCATCGACTTCATTGAAGCCAAAGATCTGAACTATCGTCTGGGCAACGTGGTGAAGTATGTGAGTCGTGCAGGTAAGAAGGACTCCGACCCTGTGCAGGACTTGGAGAAGGCTGCGTGGTACTTGAAGCGCGAGATCGACGCGAGGAAGGGCGCATGATACGCCCCATCCAGTTAAGTCGCCGTCGCTTGAGCGAGATAGTCTGGCAAATCATCGACGAGAAGGTCGAGATGGACTGGAGCAAAATCCAAGACATCGTGCAG